CGGCTCAAAAGGCTGAGTGGGCTACTAGAGATGGCAAGTGTGAGTTTGTCGGCACAGTAGGAGAGCGTCAGGCTTTTACTCTCACAGTTAAGCACGTTGTTGAGTTGGATGGTGGAAACTGGGGTACAAGCTACATCAACATCTGCCGCGATGCTGACGAGAATATTGTGATATACAAAGGTTCTAATGAGTGGGGCAAAGGCAATGCAGTTGAGTGTATGGCTAAAGTCAAAGATCATGGTGTTCGAGAAGGTGTAAGGCAGACTATCATTCAACGCCCTACCAAAGTAAAAATCAATGGCAAAGATTGGTAATCAACAAAACAAAGGCGGTCTTCGGATCGCCTCTTTCTTTTTAATTAAAGCTGTTGTAGTGTACTTTTATCCCTGACAGTCGCATGGTGTGACTGACTTTAACCCTGACAGGAGATTATTATGGGTACAACTACATTCTCAGGCCCAGTACGGGCTGGTACTATCAAAAACACAACAGGCACAACAGTTGGAAGCGACATAGCAAATGTCGGTTATGTTGTCATGATGCAAACGCACACAATGGATCTATCAAATGGAGCTATTGCGGCAGGTGCAACCAACATGGTTATTCCAGCAAAATCTAAAATTATTGATTGTAAAGTTGATATGTCTACTGCGGCTAACACAACAACAAACTTGAGTGTTGGTGATACAGTTGGTGGTGCAACAACAATCTTAAATACATTGGCATCTGGCACGACTGCTGGTCTTAAAACTATTACTACACAAGGTGGTGGTACAGGTGAGTGGGCTGACACAGGAACTGCCGATCTTAAACTTACAGTGACAAGTAGTGCGGGTACTACTGCTGGTGTTGCAGTTATTACGATTATGTATGCTCAAGCGTATAACTCTCCTGTTCGTCCATAAAACTTTTTGGTGGGGATGAAACCCCACCTACAACTATAGGAGTAGCAAATGGCGGATATTAAAACAGTAACAAAAATTTCAGAAAACACTAGGGAAGTAGTTTTTGCTTTTCAGTATCAGTATGTAGATGGTGGCAACGAAAGTGCCGTTAGTAAAATTGATGTTTCTGCTCTTAGCAAAAGTGCAAATGGAGACACTTGCACAGGATTAAGAATTGCAGAATGTTGGTGGGTTATTAAGGCAATGACTGTAGAGGTATTAGCTGATGCTGATGCTGACGTTATAGTTATGCACCTTGATGAAAATCAATCAGGTTATCAAGATTTCTCTAAATTCGGAGGTTTACCAGACACTGCCGATTATGGTGCAAATGGTAGTGGTGACATTAAGTTTACAACAACTGGTGCAGGTGCAGTTGGAGATGCGTATCAAATAGTGATGCGCGCAATTAAGCAATACTAGGAGGCTTAAATGGCACTATCAGGAACTGTAGCCTTTAAACCTAATGTAGAAGAAATAATTGCTGAAGCATTTGAGCGTTGTGGTATTGATACCCAAACTCAAACTGGTGATAGGGCTGTGTCCGCAAGGCGCAGTCTTAACCTTCTTTTTTCTGAATGGGCTAATAGAGGTATTAACTATTGGTCTGTAGAACAAAAAACTCTGACATTGGTAAATGGTCAAACTACGCCATACACATTGCCAACAGGGACAATTGATATTATGGATGCGGTGATACGAGACAGTTCTGGCACAGATACTTCTGACCAGATAATAAATCGTGTATCTATTGCTGATTACAATCAACTTCCAAACAAAACATCTAGTGGTAAGCCAAGTCAGTATATGTTGGATAGTCAAATAACTCCAAAGATTTATATTTGGCAAATACCTGACAGGACAACATATAGTATGGTCTATTGGGCTGTTAATCAGCTTGATGACATTACAGCATCTAATCAAGATGCAGACATTCCATATCGTTGGAACGATTGCATATGTGCTGGGTTGGCAAGTAAGTTAGCAATAAAATTTGCAAATGAAAAATTTACACTTCTAAATGAAATGTATGAACGCGCATTTAGCATTGCATCTTCGGCAGATAATGATGGTGTAAGTTTAAGGATTCGGCCTACTGCGCTGAACTTATCTTAATGGGGAAATACGCAAGAGGAAAAAAATCCTACGCAATAAGCGACATAAGTGGTCTTCGGGTTAAGTATACCAAACTGAAGACGACTTGGGATGGCTTGCGTGTTTCACCTGAAGATTACGAACCAAAACATCCACAACTTACTCCTGCTAAAAATGTTGTGGACGCGACTGCCTTATTTAATGGTAGGCCAGATAACGATCCAGAAAATGTTGTTGTCTATATTGGGTTTACACAAGATTGGACAATAGATCCTAGATTAAGGCCATCTGTAGGCGTATCATCCATAGGTAATATTGGATATTCGTATTTAGAAATTACGAACACCGCACAGACAGGCGTTGGTGGCACAGGCGCAATTGGTATTGAAGAAGTTAAAATATTCACCCAAGTAAATCCTGTTGGTCAAGCTGGTACAGGTGCTATTGGATCAGAAGCACTTGAATCTACCAAGTCTATTACAGGTATTGGAAGTACAGGTGCAATAGGATCTGAAGTGCCACAAGTATCACTAACAGAAACTGGTGTTGGAGCTACAGGTGCAGTTGGTACAGAAGGTATAGAATTATACCTAAATGAAACTGGAGTTTCAGGTGTAGGTGCAGTTGGAAATCACGGCGAGTCTAATGGCAAGACAATACATATTAGCTTAGTAGAATCTGGACTTGGAGGTACAGGTGGAGTTGGATCTGAAATTATAGAAATTACACTAGCAGAGACTGGTGTGTCAGGTACAGGTGCTACTGGCGATGCAACCGATGTTTTAACTAACCTCGGATGGGGCGAAAACGCATTCGGTATAGGAGAATGGGGTAGATAAATGAATTACACAACTTTAGTCGCAAATATAAAAAACTTTTTAGAAGACGACTCAACAGAACTACAGGCGTCAATCGATGAAATTATTACACAAGCTGAAGATATGATTTTTCAGAGATTGCCTAACTTACCTTGTTTTAGGAAAACTACGAGTGCTAATTTAGTTGTAGGTACAAAAGATTATGTAGTGGTATCTGCACGAATGATTAGGCAAGTATCAGTAATTAGTTCAAATATCTTATCATATTTAGATCATAGAGTTGACTCTTACTTGCGAGATTATTGGCCTAACGCAACTACGCAAGGAACACCAAAGTTTTACAGCACAAAATCAGCAAACACATCTGGTACTACAATAACAATAGCACCAACACCAAATGCGGCTGATACTTATCAAGTGGACTTCATTGCGCCAGAGACTGGGCTAAGTTCAACTAATTCTAACTCATGGGTTGGCGACAACGCAGAAAATGTGCTACTATCAGCGTGTCTATATGAGGCATCGGCATTTTTAAAAGCTGGAGAGACATTGGCTCTTTATAAAACACAATTTGACGAAGCGGTGAAATTATTTGTACAAGAGATGCAACGCGATTATGCGGCAGAATATAACGGAGGTTTATAATGGCTATTACACAAGCAATGTGTACCCAATTTAAAAAAGATGTAATGCTTGGGTTACATGACTTAGACAGTGACACAATAAAGATCGCTCTCTACACAAGTAGTGCAAGTTTAGATGCTACTACTGATACTTACACAACATCTAATGAAGTTTCTGGTGCAGGTTACACTGCTGGTGGAGCAACATTAGCAAATGCATCTGTAATTGAAAACGGAACAAGCGGATGTTTTGATAGCGATGATCCTGAGTGGACATCAGCTACATTCACGGCGCGTGGTGCATTAATATATAATGACACTGACGGAGATAGAGCTATTGCAGTTTTAGACTTTGGTGGTGACTTCTCGGTTGCTGGTGGTACATTTAAAATTGTCTTTCCAGCCCAAACAGCAAACACAGCAATAGTAAGGATAGACTAGTATGACTTCTACCTATGTAAATGACCTTCGCCTCAATGAGATGGCAACTGGCGATCAGTCAGGCTCATGGGGTACAGTAACGAATACAAACCTTGAATTGATATCAGAGGCTTTTTCTTATGGCACAGAAGCCATAACAACAAATGCTGATACGCATACAACAACAATAGCGGATGGTGCAACTGATCCAGGTCGGTCAATGTTCTTAAAGTACACAGGTGCTTTGGACTCGGCGTGTACAATCACAATAGGCCCAAACACTGTTAGCAAGATGTGGTTTATTGAAAATGCCACAAGTGGATCTCAGAATATTATTATTAAGCAAGGATCTGGAGCAACAGTTACAATTGCTAATGGTCAAACTAAAGCAATATATTCTGATGGAGTAGGCTCTGCCGCTAAAATGGTAGATGCTTTTGCAACTTTATCTGTTGTAGATCTTTTAGTTGACGATGACCTTACTGTTACAGGAACATCTGCGGCAGGAAACTACACTGGTGATGGTTCTACTTTAAGTAAAGTGACAACAAAGACATCGGATACAGGATCTTCAATTGTAGCTTCAGGAACAACAGCCCAACGAGATGGAAGCGCATCTGCTGGTATGTTAAGATTTAACTCTACCGATACATCTTTTGAAGGCTATAATGGCTCTGCATGGGGATCAATTGGTGGAGGAGCATCGGGTGGAGGAAGTAATGCAGTTTTCTATGAAAATGACCAGACAGTATCTGTTAATTACACAATTCCTGCTGATAAAAACGCAATGTCCACTGGGACAATAACAGTAAATTCTGGTATTACTGTTACTGTTTCTAGCGGCGCAAGATATGTGGTGATTTAATATGGCTATAACACTCGACGGATCAAACGGAATTACAACACCAGGTGGTGCTACTACTGACGAT